TTATGCTTACTTGTAGCAATGTCATCTAATGCATCATTAATTAATTGAAACATATATTGTTCAGATTGCCTACCAAACATCTTCTCTATCTGTTCTATAATATTCTTAGCTGTCATTTAGACTCCTATTTTACACATCATCTAATACTGCATACACTAATAATTTAATTGTATTGGATGCTGCTATTACTGTAAAATCAGTTAAATCCGATACTTGTACCCAATTATCTTTAACACCATCTACACAAGTGGCTCTGCACTCTAAATACAAATCACCTTTCCACTCTCGTACTATGTATTCCATCTCTGATATTTTAATGATTGGCTTTCCAACAAGTTTAAACAGTTTTTCTTCAAACTCATCTTTTGTTATTTCATCATCAATCCAACAGTCAACCAAATCACAAATAACTTCCCACCTTTCCTTTTTCTTTGCTGTTTTCTTCATACAGCCTCCTTTTGTTTATAGTTTCCATATTAATTCTTTGAACTTATTAATAATTGTTCCTTTAATTCTATTGATTGGTATTCTGTTTCTTATAGATAGCCACCAATACCTGAAAATGCCTACCTCCACAAATTCTCCTTCTTCTTTACCTAATACTGTATATCTTTTCTTTCCTTTTCTATTAATCCTTGTATAAATTGGCTTCATACAGCCTCCTTTTCTTTTATTTTAATTCTGAGAGAAAGACTTCGCTTAAGTACCTTGCTTGTACTGATTGGTATTACATTGCTTTTTATCTTACTAGCAATTACCCTTAACGACTGGAAGTTTTAGCCGTAACTTTCTCTCAATTCCTTTTCCTTTTCTTTATGAAACTTGGGGGCAGGAAAAAAGGTAAAACCTACCCCCATAAAATCTTTACAGAATTACTTTATTTCTTTCAATAATTGCTTTGCTTCTACATAATGCTTCTTACAGAAATATCCAAACAAACTTTCTTTGTTCTTTCCTTTCCAATAAATCACTTCATTACCATTTGACTGAAATTGCTTTCCACATACTTTGCAATTCCTTTTCTTTGGTCTTAATACAATACTAATTGTACCATCAAAATCAGTATTTCTTACCACATTGTAATTATCTTTTATTACTTTATTCAGTTCAATTTCCACTCTCATTTTTCATTTCCTTTTATTGATAAATAAACTTGTAAATATTTATTGATATATAACAAAAAACCCCAACCAATATAAATTGGTTGAGGCTTGTTGTTTTTATTTCTTGGTACTACTTATTTGCTATCTTTTGCAACTACATCTTTAAAAAATATAGTGTGTCCGTTTTTGATAACATAAATTGCTTGTTGTGTTTTGAAACCTTGAAGATATAATTGTGGAACTCCTATTTGAAAACCCTCTTCCACTTTATTATCTATACCAAACTCACAATCTTTTTTCGGTAGTATCAATTGATAACCTTTTATGTATTTAGAATCAAACTCACTTGTTTTTTGGTTTCTATGTTGTACTATTGTATCTCCTATTTCATAATAATACTTTGAATATTCATTACATAGTGTTTCATGAATTACTTCATTTAAACGTGCTTGAATCACTTGTTTAAGAGAATTTTTAGCTCCTTTGCTTTGGGTTTTATTTGTTGGAACACTTAAACCCATTTTTTTAGCTAGTTCTTCTCTTGTTAGGTTATTGTTATTTGTTACTGATTTTACTTCTTGTTTTATGTTTTTCATAATAACATTTTCCTTTTATTTGATTATCTTTAAGTTGTCAAAAAGCTATCGCCGAAGCGAGTATAAATATAAATAATAATATGATATGAAGCAATATAAATAAATATGTTTATTATCTTGTATAATTAAGTATAATGTTATATTATATGATACAATACAAAACAACATAATAAAAGAGGTACGAAATGAAAAATAAAAAGCTAGTATTTAAAAAATCGCAATATGGACAAGTAAACTTATATATGATAGAGAATTTATTATTAAATAATGGAATTAGTCCATTCCATAATAATTATAATGTTATTGACAAAGGTCAATGTTATGAAATAAGAATTAAACCTATTGAGGAGGTTTAACAATGAAAGAGAATAAATATAATAAAATGCGTTTTGATATAATAAATGAACGTGATAATGGTACTAAATGGTCTAATAGCAATGATTTTTATAATGTGATGAATATGATTACAATGGAGGAAGCACTAGTAAAAGCAAGAGTTGAAATATTTGATGAGTTTGATTATAAATTAAATAGATTAAAAAAAGAAAATCAAGAGTTATTAAGTGATGTAAAAGTATGTGAAGATGAAGATATTAAACAACGTGATATAATTAATGAATATAAACATTTTAATTATAAACATAGATTTATTATTAAAGTATTATCATTTATTGATAACATTAAATTGCCTAGAATTAAAATTGAATGGAGGTTATAAATGAAAGATATAAGAAAGATATTTAATGAAGCTACAAGAGATGAGAAAATATTATATTTTACTTATTTAATGTCGTTATTAGTATTAATTAGAATCATATTAACTTAACTTATTAAAGGGGGTTCAAATGCTTAGTAGAAAACATTATAGAATGATAGCAAGGGTTATAGATAGTAACACAATTAATAATGTACCGCCACTATTAATAGATAAAGACGATTTAATAAATGATTTATGTCGTGCGTTTAAAATTGATAATAGCTCATTTAATCGTGATATATTTATTAATGCTTGTAGTGGTAGATAATACCGCCTCATTGTGTCGTTCAATAGAAAGCCCCGCTTGTTAGCGGGGTTTTTTATTTATATCAATAGTATATATACATATATAATAATAGTTGATAGTTTTCTTTATTTATTCATAAAATGACTAGAATAATATATTATTATTGAGTTTTTAATCAATTTTCAACCTAACCGAAGGGGGTACGGGGGACAACCGAGGGGGCACCACCGCCGAATAAACACCCACACCCACTCTAACCCTATTTTTGAGGTTTTGTAACAACTTTTTCTTTATTATTAATTTCTTTTTATAAGATATACTCTATTATGTATACATTATTATATATACTATATTATATATACTATATTATATATACTATATTATATTAAATATAATCAAATAAATGAGAAAGTCAAGTATTTTTATTTTTCAATAATTTTTATTATATTTTTGTATGGAATTTAAGGAAATCAAAGGCATAAAGCATTATTTGTATGAAAACATTGAAGAATTTGAGGTATTTTGCCCGAGTGTATCTGTTGCTGCTAATTGGAGAAATGGGCTTGAGGGTGAATGGGTCTATACTGATGATGAATTCATATGTCAAGTGCTTAGAAGATGTAAGCTATCCCATCCTGGCTATAAAACCCCAAGAACGATGATTAGGACTGTTTGTGGTTCTTTCATCGCTGAGCAGCGAACTCATCATATATTGGGCGATAATGGTATTGCGGAGAATATATATGCTTTCTCGGGCAATTATGAAGCCACTTATAAACGTGCAAAGGATAGAAAGCTTAATAATCGTGAGTTTTTATTTGCTAGATACGTTGCTGCTGGGGAAAATACATTAAAAGCCTATAGAAAAGCTTATCCGAAGGCAAAAGATGAAGACTACATCAAGAAAAAGTCAAATAGCTTATTACAAAAAGAGGAAATAAGAACTATGGTAAAGGAAGAAATCAAAAAAATACTCCAAGAAGAGGGAGTTACACCTGAATGGATTATTGGGATGTATAAAGATATTGCAAGTATCTCCGATAGAGATTCTGATAGACTACGTTCACTTGAATCTTTGTCAAAAATATCTGGATTGTTTGAAACTGACAAGAAACAAGAGCAATTAACTGTTTGGGCTGGTTTTTCAGAAGAACAAATGGAGGCATTACAAAGTGGAAAAAAAGCAGAACTTGTTGCACATAAAGAAAAGGAAACAAAATAACAAAGATTTGTGTCCTGTTTGTGAAGGAAATCTATATCATAACGAAAATTTCACAAAAAGGATTGGGATTATTGACACAACGGGTAATCATGATGTTATTGGTTGGATTTGTCCACACTGTAAGTCCGAATTTGATAAATTGGATAAATTGATGTATATTTATGGGGAAAATTTCAATGAAGGAATGGCATAAATGTTAAAAAAAGGATAAAATAGTATGTTTTTAGAAAATGCACACTCAATGATAGATAATTTAATTGAAGGTAATAGTATTAAAAATAGATTAAAGGAATTTACAAACATTAAAGACATATATCCTATTGGGGAGAGAGGTTATTTCCAAAATAATTTAATTAACTCTCTTGTTGGAGCTGGTACTGGGCCCGAAAGATTTGAAGATTTACTTGAACTTAGTATTGGAGGCCAATTTGGAGATAGTCAAAATCCTTGGGAAGCACAACTTACTGGCTCAAAAGGCAATATAGGTTTCGATATATCCAAATTGTTTTAAAATGAAATTAGAAATTATATATACAGCCACAGATGACTTCACAAACTCGCATAAACCTCGTATCATCTATCATCTTCCTTTATATCATGATTCATTTGTGGCTGTTGATTGTTCCTCAATTCCAATTTGGGAGTAATCAATTGGCAAATAATATATTAGAAAACTTAATATACAAATCGG